TACACCTCTAGCGTTGAGGTAGCTGCTCCCACTCCTGCTATCGATCATCTTCTCTAACGCCAAGCAGAATGCTAATGGTACTGTTTCACCACGAGCAAATCCATTGTGCAAGCCATTCTCTACCTGGGCGTAAAAGCCTTGAGGAACGAGGTAACCATCTTCGTGGTATGTTCCTATAACAAAAGATTGCAGCTTAGGCACAATATGTTCAATACAAGCATCCATAGAGTGGGGGAAGTTTAGTGTAGGGAAACTAAACCCAGCAAACTCCAGCATCTTCTTTTTCAGTTCTTGCCGTCTCTCCAATGATAGCTCAGCCAATTCCATTCTTATCACCTCCTTTCTAATTTACTGGCGGACATACACATATATCTACTTGCCACCCACAAGCCAATAGGTATAAAGCAAATGGATTCAGTTCATAGCAAATTATATATTCAGTACCAATGTCCTTTTTGATAAATAGTGGTATCATGGCTTCACCCTTCCTACCAGCGAGACAAGCCCCCGGCCTCTTTGCCGTATTGCAGCCTCGGTCTATTCGGGACACTCCTTGCGGAACTGGTAGCTGTTACTCTATTCCTATGTCCCCATGCAGTAAATCAAGAAAATCCCAAGCTGTAAATCCATACTTCCTCAACTTCTGCTCTACCTTTTTGTCTTTTGTATTGAGCCACTTGGCAGCTAATTCCCTAACCTCTTCCTCGTGTTTTTCATAAATATCCATGTGAACTGCCATCAATCTTCTCCTTCAAAGGTGTCGTTCTCCAATATAGATATAAGTTTTACCCAATCAGGATTTGGTTCAAAGTGCCAGAGTAGGTATCGGGCAAAAGCCTTCCTATCCCTATTGCCTGAAGGTCGCCACCCGCCAGCACTCAAAGCTGCCATAACTGCCCCTGATGGTGATATACCCGCACCAAACAAGCTATCAATTTCCACCCTATAAGGCAATTCGTCATCGACTATTTCAAGTTTCAGCATCTTCCTTCTCCTTTCCCCCCGAAGGAACTGGTAGGGTTGCTAATCTTCTACAGGCTCATAAGTCTGTTCAAATATATCTGGTTTGCACGTGTAGAACTCACCCTTAACATTTTTAATAACCCAATCACCATCTTCCGCAGTCATATGTCCACCCAAAGCTGGTACGTCTAGGAATTCACGTGCTGTATGCCAAACAATCATATTTAGAGGGTCTTTGACTGCACCTTCCATCTCCTTTATCTTTTTCCAAGTTTCAGGATTTGGAATCCATTGTACCGCATCAATCACAACTGGTTTCTTTCTGAATTTCATAACTCTCCTTTCTCCCCCGAAGGAACTAGTAGGGGTTATATCTACTCAAACTTTAACAGCACAGCATCCTCTATCTTCTCCTTGAGCCATATCTCTGCCGTTACCTTTGCCTCTTGGATAGACACATCATCAGGTACATCTTTAATTGGTATCCCTACAAGCATTTTATAATCCATAACTTTCCTTTCTCCCCGAAGGGGAGCTTGTGGGGCTGGTGCGCTACTCCACACTATTAAAACCTTCACATGGCTTCACCCCACAAGCCTTGTTGTTGTGCCAGCCAGTAGTCCAAGGCATGATTTAGCGACTACTTCTATCGATTGGCTTGCCCTTTCGGGTGGCTGGCACGCTGGCTGGCTCGGCTGACTCCCCCTTATCTTAACAGACCGATGCTTACCGTCTCTTCACGGATGGACACCAGCAGCCCAATCAACAGCTTGGAGGTTATCCATTACTGGTTTAGGCAAGCACACCTTATCTGGCATACCGTTTTATAGCCTTGCTCTTACTTGCCATGCCGCATCACAAGGCCAACCAAGCTGTGTAACTGGCTATCACCTTGCAATGGTATGACCGCCACGCTCTACCTTGCTGTCTTCACTCAGTACAGGTGGCTCAGTTATCTTCTGGTAGCCTGCTTGAAAGTCAATGATCCTGTTAGCCGTAAGATAATATTCTTGCTTGTGCTTATCGGGCAAAGACTCAAAGTCTTGGTCCTCCCAATTTTCTTCGCAGGTACTTTTAGCATCCTTCCAAATATCAAATAGTTCTTTGGCTATCTTCTCCCTTAACTCATCCATTCTCAACCTCCACAAGTGTATCAAATATTCTAGCCTGCATAGCCCTAGCAGTCTCTTCAAGGTGTTTGTTGTTCAGCACCCACATCACCCAGAATAGAAGCACACCAACACCCTTGTACTGCTGGACATGAACCAGCGCATGTCCTAACAGTGATATGCCATATGGTGACGTATCTGGTTTGCCTTTGATAAAGATTGTCCGGCCTATGGTTATATCAGCCTGACCGAACAGCCAGGGCACATACTGTATATTGACATCCATTTCATCATCAGTGAACCAGATAGATAGTTTGGTTTTAAACTCTTGTGTTAGTTTCATTTCAACGCCTCATTAAACCAGTTTGTAACCACTCTTTCAACCTTAGACTTGGCTTTATCTTGTGTATCACCATAGACATATTTGCTAGTATCTTTTAGGGAAGGCAGGGAGATTGTGCCTTGCCAGTTCCTAGCCCCATCATCAGTTTTTGTTGAACCATGATTCCATCAGTGGACAGTTGTAATACCTCTCTCTGTTTTGGTGTTAGCTTCATCATGCCTCCCTAGAAACAGTCTTTTCGTCATTATTTTTAATTATTCTATTCACCCTACTAAAGAACTTTTGCTTCCTAAGTAGTTCATTCTTTTTTATTTTAGAAACATTCATAACTATTCTCCTCTTGTCTTTTATTAGGATGCAGAGAATCCATTCACTTGCTACGCGCTTTTGAGCTTACTTTTTGCAATAGAGGCTCGCAGTGCTTATCTTTCATCCCCACTTCCTAATAACTGTATTGTACCACACATGTATGAATAAAACCAATAAATAAATAAAGACGCTTATAACTATAATGTAAAAGCGCCTTTATTGTATGTTATTATTATTATGTTCTAAAACAATACACTCCTTCTTCTTTAATTTTCCTCCTCAAAATTTTTATTTTACGCAGATTTTTGTTTTTAATATATTTTGTTTTATTCTTGTTTATTTCCTTCATCATTCTTTTCCAACTGCGAAAATTTAGTTTCTGCATATCTCTCCGCATCCTTTTCTTTATGCACAGTGCCTATTTTTACACCATTTTCAACTACATTCCAACCAACTGCCCCTTCTATTATTTGTATCTTCAGTCCACCTTTTTCATATTGTGTAGTCATTTCATTTGGCATGGTCATCTTAATATTAGTTTTACGCCACCAAGGAACTTCACGAGGACCTTCTTCCTCAAATCTACCTGCACCTTGTTCTTCCTTAGCTTGTTCCCTAGCTTCTAAGTTTTGTCTATGTTGTATATCGAATATCTCTTGCTCTTCTTTAGTTCTTGTTTTGCCCACTTCTTCGGCGTCCTCTTCTTTCTTCTCTTTCGGTTTTACTATTGCTGGACGAGAAATATAGAACTTCTTGCCCCTTTTACCTGTAAATGAAGCTACTCCTTCTGGGGCTGATTCACCTGGTTTCAAGTAAACCTTACCCTTTTCAAGTTCCATAGACCCGTCTTTGTAAATACCCACAACTTCTGTACCGAGCAACTCAGAACTATTATCTATTGTATAGTCTAATTTTTTTATACTTATCTCTAATTCATCACCTATATCAGCTTCAATAGACGAAACAAAAAACTTTGTTAGTAACTGGTCATCTTCTGATTTCTTTACAATTTTCTTAGTTTTTACTGCGAGTTTTCTATGAACAAACTTTCTAAGCTCCTGTAGTTTAACCATTGTTTCTTCGGATAATAGTTCTGATATTTCCATTTAGATTACTCCAGGCTCAATAATTTTATCTACTAGTCCGTACTCTATTGTCTCCTCTGCAGACATCCAATACTCCCTATCAATATCTTTAAGAATAGCTTTCTTGTTCTTCTTAGCTCCGTTTTCTATAAGGAGCTCAATCATTTGATCCTTCATCAAGTTTATCTCTTCTTGCTGGATTTCTATTTCCTTGGTGTCCCCAGAAATCTGTCCCCAGGGCAAATGCAGCATTGTTCTGGAGTGCTTATATATGTATCTATGCCCTTTAGTCCCAACAGCTAGGATAGGCACAGCCATGCTTTGGCAACTTCTTCCTATTGTATATATGGGGGATTTTACGGACTTTATAGTGTCATACAAAACTAATCCTGCTGTAACACTACCTCCTGGACTATCAATCACTAATTTTATCGGATCATTTGACTCTTGGTCTAAAGCCAACAATAGATCCATTACAAAAGATGTACCATAAATATCCGGCCTAAAAGCATAACTAGCTATTGTACCATACAAAAACACCACTCTGTCCTTCACCAACGCTTCATATGGGGTCATCATTTGGGATAACTCTTTACTGTTTTGCCTCTCAAAAAATCTACCCGAGATATTCTCCATTACCATTTCTATTCTCCTTCATGTATTATAACACATTTATAACTAAAATTACCGTCGTCTCTCTTATCCTTGCCCTTTATCTTAACACGCAAAGTTTCGGTCGTATCATCATCTTCTCCTTCTTCTATTTGTTCGGTGGACAAAATAATATCTTTACTTTTTGTAAGGTACTTATTATAAAAACTTATTAGATCTTTTTTTATTTCTTGTCCTTCCATCATTAGTATTCCTGCCCATAAAACAATATATCTTTTATAACTAACCTTGGATTACTGCCCTTGCGTATTGTTAGTTCCCCTTCTAGCATAAAATCTTGGGGTATGGATTCTAAAGTATTAATTATGTTTTGCATAAGATAACTTTTGTCCCCCTCGCTTCCGTCCACAAATGCTGTTATGTTCTTGTCACTCTTATGTATTGTAACCAGCGTTTTCTTTAAAGTCTGTTTTTCTACATTTTCCCTGGCTATCGTAAGGTCCTTTTTTCCGGTGAGTATTTCTATGTTTTTACCCCTAGAATCAAGCTTTTTTAATGCTTCTGCTATGTTTCTGTAATCTTTTTCTGTAGCCTTATACATACCATTGGTTGGTAGAATTAACACATTTTTTACATTATTTATGCCTGCAATAAACCTTACTAAAGAATCATTAAACTCTTCTGATTTTTTCATCCTAGTTTTTCGGTTATATTGTAACCAATCCATTTCATTTTTGTCTATTGTAATTTCTTTAGGCATTACTCAACCACCTCAGCATCTAGCCCTGATGCATCTATACCAAATTCTACTTCGTTCCTATAATTAAATGACGTACTGAAACCATCAGCATAATGTATTTTATCAGCACCAACTTCTATTTTTAGAATATGTGCTTCCTTTTCTTGGTTCTGCCTTTCCATCATAAAATTATGTGCTACTGCCTTACTCAATGACCACCTAGAAATTGGTAAAGCATCATTTATAGTTAGTTTACTGCCCTTGTCAACTGATTCCTTAAAAGTGCTGCCATTAGCCCCACGGTACAGGACTATTTTTTTATCCCCAATTATTGAGTCTATAAGTTTTTTATGGAAGTCGAAAATTTCTTTTGATTTTTTTAGATTAACTTTTATAATTTCTGATGCTTGCTCTCTATTCTTTTCTGTTAAATTTGGTACCTTTACATCAAGTATGTACTTAATGGCTTTATCTATATCAATCCCAGTATCTTTCTTCATCAACAAATACGACATAAAGCCTAAAGATTCATTCCGCTCTGAACCTGACTTCCAATCATTAAAAATTTCTCTCACAGCCACTGGATCAAAACCATGCTCTTTGTATATAGGCTCTAAATGGTCACTTATAAACCCCATAGCTTCTTGTCTTGCAAAGGTTTGACTTTTAGGATTTGAAGCTTTAGTAATGGATTCATGTATACTTTCTATTACTATGGGTGATATTTTTACTTCTTTTGCTTCCTCAGCTTCTTCGGGTCTTACCCATTGTGTTCTTTGAAATGTCTTGCCTGTTTTTGGATGTACTTCAACCTTCTTGGGTACTAAACCTTCGTGTTGTTTCCGGAGAAAATCATTAAGTTTTTGTAATTCACTGACCATTTATATCTATCCCAATTAAAACAGTATCCACATTCTCTAGCATTTCTTTGGTGTTATTATCTATACCTTTAACATAAGCTAAAGCATTCCCTATTCTAAAAGCATAATTATCATTGTACATAAATGGCGTAACTTCCAATCCAAATATTTCTAACTTTTTATTTGGTTTGAAAGTTGTGAATTGTTTATCGTTTAGTTCTAAGTTTAATTTGTTGTCCTCAGGTAACCATACTTGCATATCTTTATTTTTATCATTGTCCAGTAAAGATTTTATGCCACCTGTATCACTTCCCGTAAGAAGTACACAATCTATGTTCTCTAGTTCTTCATCAATGTCTTGGGGTATATCTATAAGTATATTATACCCTACCCACCCTAATAAAGCTGCATTGTTCTCCAGTATCTTTACATGAAGATCTTTATCTTGTTGTGAACTAACCATTTAATAACCCCAAAATCTAAACCTCTATATTTATATAATTCCTAGAAGCAATATAATCAGCTAACTGAACTACTATTTCCGGCCTATCCAAAACAATGAACGGCGCATCGAACCTTCCCATATGACAAACTATCATGCGAGAAATTTTTTGTAGGGTAATATTGCTAATCATATCGCTTACCTTCATAAATTTACTAACAATATTATTCCATAAACCTCCGTGATTCGCTATTGTGTAACCAGAATTGTCTGGGTAACCATTCTTACAAAAATCATGCATTATTGCTGCGGCTATAACACAATCTCTATCAATACCAGTTATATTGAAACTTCTGCAAAAATCCTCCGCTACTTTTACTACCCTCCTAGTGTGTAACACTAAACCACCTGGTACATGTTCATCTTTAGGATGATACTTACCTGTTGAACTTGATGTTATGTACCAAAAATAATCTGGAGCATGAACAATACATTTTTGAACAAAACCTTTAATACTAATATCATTTATAAGATTTATTTCATTCTCAAATCGATATTTTACTAAATCCATTTATATGCCTTTTAAACCTGCAATAAGCCTAACCTGTGCTTCAGCGGCTCTAGTTACAACCAAAGAAATAAAGGCTTTCCTTGACTCCTCGTCAGGCATTGATGTAATGCATAAAGCTTTCAGTCCTTCAATTAAATTACTAAAAATATTTTTTAACTCGTCCAAAATCTTTATGTCTTCCATAACAAACATATCATTTCGTGTTTTATAGATTTGCTCTTCAAATAGCCTTTTTAGTACCTTGCATTTTGTATATCTATCCGACCTGTTTGTATCTTCAACCGTTACATCTATATAGCTTAAGCACCTTCCAACGTACCAAGCCATAACCTCGCCTATAATAGTTTCTTTCTTCGTCAATTCCATCACTATTCCCCCCTCATATTTTTACTTAGCTTCTAACCCTACTTGTTTTAAGGCAAATTGTATATCTTTTGAAATGCCCGGTAACCCTTCCTTAACTGCCCGGGATAAGAAAAATTGTCCAGGACGTGCCTTTTGTTTATCTATAACTCTGAATATTGGTTTGTCATACTCAAACTTAGAGTGTTTGGGTCTTATACGTATGACCCTTTTATTATTTAGTACCACATCATGCGCTTTAACAGAAACAGGTTTTACATAAGTTCCATTTTTCCTAATATAACCTTTCCTAATGTGCATAGGAATATGCAGTACTTGTGTTCCTTGAATTGGTCTATCCGCTTCTATACCAAATTCTACGTCTTGTGCATATGGGGCTCTATAGACTATCTTTGCCCCATCTTTTAGTTCTGTTAATACACCACTTCTTTTGAGGTTTCCTGTATCTACTGGAATATACCTCAATAACAAGCTTGGGTATCTTGGCTAATATTGAAGATTCGTTCAACATTCCTCTGTATACCCTTAACCACTGCTTTATTTATTTTAGTAATTAATTGCTTGTTCATTCATCACCTCCTTTAAACAATGATAAATATCACTGTCTACAATAAAAATATTATAGTTTTTATCCTAGTTCACCCTTGGGTAAAAATTTATAATCTACTATAAGTGGATACCGCCATGTTATTCCTTTTCTTGGGTGCACCCCCATAATCCATTGTGAAGGGTTTGAAGATATTCCTAGCTTCTTTAGTGCCCACTCATCATCGCTAACCAAGGAACCACACATAAAATATTCTACTTTAGAACCTACTTCGTCGGTATGCCTCTTATGAAAATGTCCACACATGGCATAATCAAACCCCCCGAATTGCATATACCAAGACTTTAACTTCTTATCCAGTGCAAAATATGGTACACCCTGTTGGCAGGGTACGCCGTCTCCATGGAAACAAAAGAATCTAAAACCATTTATGTTTATGATGTCCCCGAAAGATTCATGGGAAGTAACCTTTATTCCCCCGTACTTCCCTATGCCTGCTTCCAAAATATCATAAAAAAGCAAATCATAGCTAGAAGTTTCTGATGATAGTTTATCGTGCCCGTGGTTTCCCGGGTACCCATCTATTTCTATATCTTCAAAATGTTGCTTAAAAGAACCTATCACATCATTCCAAATCGGTGAAGCAATGTACTTGACTTGATCTCTAGCCCCCATTTCTACTTCCCCTATCTTTGAACCTTGAAATGGGTTTTCACCTTGAACATTGTCGCCTAAAATCAATATCTTAAGTTTGTTTATGGGGTACATTAGTCTGTGATGATTTATTATCCTCATGCTTGATTTAAAGGCTGTTTCCATACGATCCCTGTAAACTTCTTTGTTAAATGATTTTGTTATTTTTCCTGCATGTCCGTCTGACATAACCAACAAAGCGATTTCCTCTGTGCCTAAAGCTTTTGTATCATCTGAGTTTACTTTCGGTGGATCAAATTTTATAAAGTTAATCGGAGGCAAATTAACGATAAGCTTTTCATTTTCTAGGTTGTCTTCTAATGAAACCGGTTCTTTTTTTGAAAGGTCACGTTTTAAACCAAGGTTATTATATACACTATTATAGAAACTCTTAACATTCCTAAAACCATATTTCTTTGCCCAAATATGCATTTGTGCTCTACTAGCTTTTGTAAAGTCCTTCTTCAACCTTTCTAATTCTTTAGAACCATTTGCTGGGAGATTTCTTTTTCCTGACATATAAATATTACCCTTCTTGCTTTTCTTTTGTATGTGTATTATACCACACCAAACTACGATAAATGTTACATTCTAAATATCATTCAATAATCCCAAGTGACATTGTCAATACAAAATTAATGTCCCCTTCCCACCTGTTTCCTTTGTAGTCTTCGAGTTCATCTCTAGGAGAACGAGAAACTGTACATCTTTGATTATACATATCCGACTGTAATCCTATTTTACCCCCCATGTTTTGAGTCTGGTGCTCCCAAAGATACAGTGCCTCAGAAAAAGTTAAAGGATTTTGTTTTCCACGCCATAGACTAATTGGTTTTGATCTGTTGTCTATTGTGTTACGCCAAAAATAATTGTACGTATACCTGTCAGGGTCTTTCGACCACCCAATAAATCTGCCTGCCCCTGAAACATTAGCTGTTTCTGTACGAGCAATTCTTTCTAATTTATAACGTTGGGTGTTAACAACTTTCTTCATCTTACCCACCAAAGCATTTACATCAAATTCCCCTTCTGGTCCATAAGATTCAGAAATAATCGGTCGGAACTTTTCTATAATTTCTTCAGAGAATAATACTATTCTTTCTCCTATGCGGTTCGGGTTATCTTTCACAAATTCCATCGCTAATTTATCTGCTACTCCCATAGTTGGTCTTACCCCTGCGTCGAGGATGCCAGCCACCACACCTTTTATATAAATATCTTCAAAAGCTTGTGAAATATTACCACTCATAGTTTCTTGCCAGCTATGTACTATGTCGGTAACACCGTTTATTACATCGTTTTGATTTGCATAAGAAGGGATAGAAGAAATATAATCATTAATCTTATCCCTCAAAGAATAGTACAAGTCAGCTTCTATTTGTTTGCCTACCTTCTTAGATCCTCTTGGATGTTTACCAGGTATTACTAAACCTGTTTTTTGTATAGTATCATCAACCCATTCGTACATGTCAATAGAATATGGATCTGGCATATCAGAAGACTCAGATAATTTCTTTTCACTGCCCCCTAATTTACCAGGTTTTTCTAATTGTTTTTCCGGTGGTTTAATATCCACTTTTTGTGAAGCTTTAGTTAACCATGCTTCTAAATCTTTCAATAAAATAGTCAAATTCTAGTCCTCTATAAATTCTGGCATACTTGCTCTCATAGCTGAGCCT